CTATAGATAACCAGAGAGTCCTCAATCATGCGAAGTTGATTGAGTGCCTTGATTGCTTTATGGAGATAAGAAAGTACAGTTCCTTTGTTTCTGTCTACAAGACCAGAACTACAATAAGTGATTGAATCCTTTGCAATTTTTACACCCTTTGTTTTTCCACCTGCACCAGAAAAAGTGCCAGATGGATAATTTGGTTTTGGTGTATAAAGAAAATATTCCTCAATTTTTGGTTCTATTACACCTTCTGCAGTTTTCGTTCCGTTCATTGCAGCATTTGCAATGGCAAGACCTCTTTTATCTTCTTTCTTTTCCTCGCGGATATATTTGATCTTCATTGGATCAATATATCTCAAATCTTGAATACCTGCCTGAGGATTTTTAAGATCAATTACTTTTAGATAATAAAGTCTTCCATCAACATACCAATTCCTAAAAATTTCATGACATTTTTTATCAAAATCCATCATTTCTTTAATGGATTTAAATTCATCTCTAATAATCAGTTTTAATCTTTCACTGGCATTTAAATTTGACAACTCAATTTCAACTGGCGAATCATAAAGATCACTAACGATAGCTTCATTTACTACATCTTCAATGGCACCATCACACTCTGGATGAAGTGCCATCTCACGATATCTTTTAATTAAATCATGCTCTGTTCTATAGACTCCCTCAATATCGAGGTAGTGACCATAAAAACCACTGCTAATATAGCTATCAACCCCGTCCTCATTATTTTGAGGAACGGGGGAAATAACTGAAGGTGGTTTACTTTGATCGCCGTCAATAGAGAAACCAAAAAGTCTTGCCATCGTATAACTATTTGCTTATTATTGACTATTTAGTTAATGTCTTCTCCGCCAGCATTAGCAGCATTACCTCTAACTGCTTCCCACCAAAGGACTTGCAATTCTACACTGAACTCCTGAATAGCGCCAGTATTATCATATGAAAGTTCAATTGGTGCTACCTGAGTTGGAAAAACATCATAGAAATGATACTTTCTAAGAGTTTCTCCACTACGATCTAATTGATAAACGTAAGCGTCTGCTTGATATAGTGCAGGATCAGTAATACCAGTATTATCAGAAACTCTATTGATTGTATTCATCCACTTTTCAAATGCGGAACGAATAGCAAAATCAGTATCGTTGATGACTGTTATTGTCCAAGAGTCGAATGATCTATCTCCAGCAATTTTAAGAGTTCTTCCTCTAAAAGGAACTTCAATTGGCGCTACGTTTGATGCTGGAAGTTGTGCTGCCTTAACAAGAAATCTTGCCTTGTTAAGAATATCATTGATCCCATCAACGCCTACGCTGCTTGGAAATGAAAGCTCAACTTCAAATAAATTGGAGCGAGCACCGCCACCAGCCAGTTTACTCTTGAAGTCAGTAATCTTTCTTAGTGGGGGTGGATTGAGTTGATTTCTGGTTGCCATTTTTTGTTTACCTCTAAGGTTGATTAATAAAAATAATTATCAAACGTTACCAACGACTTCAGCGAAGGAAACGCCAGTTCTGGTAGCAACAAATGTTAGACCAATGAAGTTGATTGATCTATTTGGTTTAATGTAGATGTCAGCGACAAATTCATTATTATCGATAACGGCAGCAGTGTTATTTGTTTCATCACAAATAACAACATAATCAAATATGCCTCTCTTGGATTGGACATCGCGGAGGAATGGTTCAACAATATTAACAAAGTTAGTTCTCGTAATCTCATCATTAAATTCGAAGAGTTGGTCTCTGGCAGCAGCAGAGATTGCTTCCTCCAAATAGATGAACAGGCGACGAACGTTGATTCTATCGAAGGCAGAAGACTTGGCGAAACCAGTCTTATCACCAAATAGAACGATGCCATCACCAGGTGAGAAAATCACTGGATTTACTCTATTGGAATAAAGTCTATCTCTTTGAGTTTTGCTTGGGTTGTAGGTCAGCTTAACTGCATTCAGGATAGCACCTCTAGAAGTTCCAGCAGGTGAGAACCATGGGAAGTTGTTGAGGTCGTTTCTAGCACACAATCCAGCAATGTCTCCGTTTAGTGGAATATAGCGGAAAGTATCTGTAAATCTATCATACATGTACTTGTATCCACTATCAAATACTGCATATGTTGATGAAGTGACTGATGAATAAAACTCAATGATATTATCGGTAATTGTAGCATCAGAATTTACTGTTACAGACCCTACAGTACCATCATTTAAAAATGCCAGTCTGTATGGTGAAATAAATGCTAGAGCATCTTTTCTTATTTCTGCAACAGAAATTAGTTTATTTGCTAAAGCCTGTGCTGTTTCTTTTCCATAATTTGCAGAACCCATCAACAGAAAATCTATATCATAATTATTCGTATTTTCAAATAACCCATATCCGTTTGATAGATTATCTAAAGATGATGTTAAAGCGCCAGTTGCAGTGAGGTCTGTTCCACCATCATAATTTTTTCCACCACTCATCGTGTAAGTGGCATTACCAACAGCAGCAAAATGTATTCCATCGGATTTCTTATCCCAAGATCCATTGGATGTTAGTGTAAAACCACTACTATATGATGTTGTAGTAATTCCAGTTGGAGCACTACCACCAAATAGATTGGGTGAAACATTCTTAAGATACTTTCTCCAATATGACGTAGATCCTAATGAAT